GGCGGTGGCGGAGTAGGTACGGGCCCAACCGCAGGAGCAGGTGGCACTAGTTCGGTAGCGTTCGCAAGTGGAACAGTTAGCGCAACGGGTGGAGCCGCTGGCGACAAAGTTTGTGAAAGCGGCAGCAACATTACTGCAGGCGCAGCAAATAGCGGAAACGGCGCGCACGGTGTACACGACAGAGGTGCCACTTACTACCCATACATAGAGGCGCAGGCAGGCGCCTACATCGTTGCAGGTGCCGCGGTCACACCAGCCGCAAGTATTACCGTCACCGTAGGTGCGGGCGGCTCAGCAGGCTCGCCGGGTGCGGCAGGCGGTAGCGGCTACGTATGGATCGAGTACCAAGTATGAGCGAACGCACAGTAGCAATCGTTGAACCCGACACCACCAAAGGCGTGGTAGTCAACGTAGAAGTCGTAGCACCCGATTGGGTCAACAGCGACCCAGCGCACTACATCGAGTACGACGAAGCACATCCAGCCGCAATTGGCTGGGAAGTCATTGATGGCGTGGTGCAAGTACCACCGCCACCACCTGAACCCGACGAGGAGTAATGCGTGTCTCCCAAGGTGACATCCATACTCGAAGACTGGTTGAAAGCTTTCGTCGCTGGAAGCGCCGCCGTGCTTATCACAAGCAACTACAACGCAGAAAACGCGCTAAAAGCCGGGATAGCAGCAGTACTGCCAATGATCTACGCTTGGGCAAACACTAAAGACACGCGGTACGGACGCAAGTGAAATACCCGGTCAAGCCAGTCGTACTACCTGCTGACCTACGAGGCGTACAGCCAGGCCGATTGCCTACATACCTGCTCAAAACAATTCGGCCCTATGGGCAACTACATCCGTTGGCGGCTCAAGCGTGGGAGGCTATGCGTAGAGCTGCACACGCTGACGGCATCAGGCCATTCAAGCCCACGAGCGTCGCAGACACGTACAGGAGCCTTGAGACGCAAGAGCGAGGCTTTCTAGCCCGATACACCACAGCACCTATCCCAACCACGTCAGTACGCACCTACAAAGGTCAGAAGTACTACTTGAAGCCCGGCATGGCCCCAATGGCTACGCCCGGCTCAAGTATGCACAATTACGCTTTGGCTGTCGATGTCAGTAATGCCAGCGGTGATCGACTCAAATGGATGCTCGCTAACGCTGACTGGTACGGCTTCTGCTGGGAACTGCAATCCGAGCCTTGGCACATCAGGTACTACACAGGTGACAAGGTACCCTTGAAAGTGCAGCAGTTCGTGAGCCTGCATGCCGACCGAAATCTACGTAGCGCTGATTAGCGGTATTGCCATCATCTGCGCAGCTGTCCTGCCAGCGGTACTTATTGAGCGTGCACGCAAAGAAAATGCTGACGACCACGCATACGTCCGCAAGATACTTACTAGGGTGGAACACAAGATTGACAACCACCTGGAGGATCACGACAATGGCGTTACGCGACGAAATAGAACCAAGACAAAATAGGTTGCACGACCTAGGCGTTTGGATTGATGCACAGCCAAACGGTGAAGAGTGGTACGACCTGATTTACAACTTGGATTACAGCAATCACTCGATAGCCCGGCTGCTGACCAAACATGGCTTTAAGTGCGATTGGAACGTTGTGTACCGATTTAGGCGCAAGCATGTCTCTAAGTAACGAGATTGCTCAGGAGCAGACGCTCGAGCAGTTGCGTGAGGCGCTCAAGCGTTCTCAGCAGCAGTACGCAAAGCTCAAGGTCAAGAACGACGAGTTGGTGCAGGCTGTGTATCAGGCCGCCAAAGACGCAAGCCTCGGTACGCCACCAGTAAAAGTCAAGGCACCGACCAAGGACACTCGCAAAGGCAAAGCCGAGGTCGCAGTCATTCACTGCACCGACTGGCAGCTCGGCAAGAAGTCTGTGTCGTACGGCTCGGAAACATGCGGTCAACGCATAGATCGCTTCATTGACAAGGCACTACACATCACTGACATTCAACGCAAACATCACCCGGTACGCGAAGCAGTGCTAATGCTTGGCGGTGACATGGTGGAGGGCATGGGCATTTTCCCCGGTCAGGCGTACGAGGTGGACAGCCACCTATACGAGCAACTGTTCGAGGTGTCCAGGCTGATTGCCAAAACGGTGACAACACTTGCCAGCAACTTTGAGACTGTGCGCGTGGTGTGCGAATACGGCAACCATGGGCGCATTGGTCGGTACGGCGAAATGCCGAAGGGTGACAACGTGGATCGAATCTCCTATGAGATTGCACGCAACAAGGTTGGGCACTTGGTCAAGGATTGGCAGTCATCTGATGCTTGGTATCAGATTGTCAAGATTGGCAACTACACGGCGCTGTTAGTACATGGCGATGAAATCAAGAGCTTTGGCGGTAACACGCCAGCGTTTGGCATTCTGCGCAAGGTCAACGCTTGGGCAGGTGGAGTCATTGAGGACTTCAACGACTGCTACATGGGCCACTGGCACACGCCAATGAGCTTGACGATGAGCAACGGAGGTCGCATCTTTGTGACAGGCTCCCCCGAGTCGCACAACGAATACGCTCGAGAGTTCGTCGCAGCAACAGGCATACCGAGTCAACGGTTGCATTTCGTTGACCCAGACAAAGGCCGGGTAGCGGCGGAGTACGTGGTATGGCTGGACTAGACGGAGCCATTGTCCAGGTGACGTGGCATGACGCTCACAGCCTTGACAACAACGAATGGCACGAACTAGGAGACATTGATGACCAGCCACTGGTATGCGTGTCCGTGGGAATCTTGAAACGGTACAAGCGCCACTGCGTACTGATACAGACCTGCACGGCAGATCAAGGTGCTGACAACGTGCTCCTCATACCGTGGGGAATGGTACGAAAAGTAGAGAAACTGAGCATCCCACACAAGCGACGAAAGAGCCGCTAAGGTCAAAACAGGCTTCTGGAGGGGCCTACACATGACACACAACCTGATTACCTACGAAGTCCTGACCGGGCTTTGTCCAGATACAGCGCAACAATTCCACTTGGTAGTGTTCAGGAACGCTGAAGGCGAGGTCGTAAAGGCCCAGCTGCGTTACCGATTCAACGCTGACGAGGATTGGAGCGAGCCATCAAAACTGACCCATCAGCCTCGCATCGACCCGGAACACCCGAGCGTCGCATGAATCCCCTAGCAGTAATTGCCCTGGCTTTGTCCGGGCTATTTGGCGTGACTCTGGCTGTTACGTCCGACCCACAAACCGACACCATCGGGCTGGTGTCCGAGTCCACCGTGTACACGGCTCCCCTTTCGGGCACGGTGGGCTTGGACACCGCTTCAGACGCGTCAGGAAGCCCTGAGAGCGTCGTAACGACTATGCCCCCATACACAGGCCCAGGCTGCCAAGAATGGGCTGATACAGCCCTGCGAGCAGGCTTTGTGCTTGATGACCTATGGCTGGCGCTACAGGTGGCAGAGCTTGAATCAGCCTGCCTACCTAACGCCATTGGTGACAATGGGCAGAGCTTCGGCCTGATGCAGATTCACACGCCATCATGGTGCCAGCCAACCAAATACTGGCCTCGCGGCTACCTGCAAACCAAAGGCATGATCGATGACTGCGCTGAGCTGTTTGACCCACTCACCAACTTGTGGGTGGCATGGCACATCGCAACCAACTACGGCTGGCAGAACTGGAGCACGTACGACAATGTTCTGGGCTGACTACTTCTTTGCCGGTGTCTTTACGACATACATCGTGGGATGTGTGTACTACATTGTCAAAACCACGGAGAGGAAAAAGTGAGCAGCAACATTGACCCGGGCGATGCCGCCTATCGAGCATGGCAACTTACCAAAAACGGTGAACGCATGGAACAGTACGGTCACCCATTCACGGACTACACCATGGTGCGTCGTATCTTTGGCGTGCTCACCAACTTCAAGCACAACTTGACGGTGCAAGAGGCCATCATGTTTATGGTGGCAGTCAAATTGGCTCGGCTTATGAAAAGCCTGGACAACGAAAAAATGCACGAGGATTCATTAGTTGACGCAATTGGCTACCTGAACTGCTTACACATGGCTGACGCACGTGATCAGCTGCTCGATGCCCCACTACACGTGGTAGGAGACATGGGTATTTACCGTGACCAGTCCCCAGAAGCGTAAAGGCCACGCTGCAGAGCTTGCAGTAGTCAAATGGCTACGAAAGTACGGAATCAAAGCAGACCGTATCCAAGCAGGTACACATGACGACAAAGGCGATGTCACAGGCTGGCCCGGTGTTGTCATTGAAGTCAAAGACCGTAAAGCCCACTCATGGCACGGCCACTTTGAGCAGTTGCGTGCACAAATGACACACGCCAATGCATACACAGGCGTAATCATTGCCAAACGTCGAGGCATTACGGACGTGGGCGAATGGATGGCAGTCATGCCGGTCAAAGAATGGTTTGACCTGATGCAACTACTGGAGGAAAAGTGAGTTTTAACCTTGACAACTACGTTGACGTACCAACACGCCTACGCATGGCGTTAGATAAATTTCCAGACCTACGAGTACAAGAATCACAACCCACATTCCGTGAAGTCAACGACAAGCTCTACATCGAGATACGTTGCACAGTGTGGCGAGACAAAGACGATCAGTTGCCATGCATCGCATACTGCTGGGAGCCATTCCCGGGCCGTACGCCATACACCAAAGACTCTGAGCAAATGAACGCCAGCACATCGGCGCTCGGTCGCGCTTTGGGCATGATGGGCTTTGGCATTGACCACAAAATGGCATCAAAGCAAGAGGTCATGGCACGTCAAGAGCAGCCACGTGTGGAGATTGCCAGGTATGACGATGGCGAACCAATCCCAGACCCGTTCACAGGCGAACCACAGACAAACGTCATCCCTATAAAGGCTGGCCCTGGCAAAGCGTCAGAGAAGCAAATTGGCATGATTCGAGTGCTGGCTAAGACCCGAGGCTTTACACCGGGCAGTCAAACGATGCGTGAGATTGGCACAGTGCTGAATCGTGAGGTGGTAAAACTTGACGAGCTGAGCAAGCAGGAGGCATCGGCGGTGATTACAGCATGGAAATAAAGTTGAAAATCAATCCATTTCCCTACCGGGGACAGTGTGGAGAGTTCGTCGGTAAGTGTTGCCAAAATTGTCAGCATCTAAACGAGTCAACATGGTTATGCAATAAACAAATCATGCTGTGGGACGAAGTAATGCTCAACCGAAAAAGAACAAATCGGCAAACTTGCCCAGATTGGCAAACTGTTTACCAGCCGCAATAAAAACTAAAGTAAGCCAATCACATTGGTGCGTTCAGGCCGCGTGACCTGATGCAGGTGCAAATCCTCGAGGACTCATCATCCCTAGTTCGCCCATCAGAAGGGCAGCTCAGCCCATGCAAACAGATCCATTGCGTGGCGAGTGTGAACCGTGCTTCAACAACGGTCGGGATGGTGCCCGGGGCAGCTCTGCCTAAGTAACCTTGACAACATGAAAATCAAATGCAGCTACGAAACAGTGATTGAAATTGGCACTTGCCGCGACTGCGGTGAAACAAACCTCTCGACCAAATACGGTGACCAACTTACGGAAGCCGGGCCAGTGTGCTACCTCTGCTATGTGGATGCGATAGCAACCGAGCAACGCGAGGGCGCTAGGACAAGCGAAGCGCGTCAGCCAAACCACAATGCCTAAGCGCACATCCAATACCGCATACCTCAAAGCACGCCGCGAACTCCTGGCGGATAAACCCCGGTGCCACTGGTGCAAGAAACGCCAGGCCACCGAAGCAGACCACCTGATCGAGCACGACAGAGGCGGAACCGACACACCAGACAATCTCGTCCCCTCATGCAAGCCATGCAACGCACGACGCGGAGCCAACTACAAAGCAGCCAAAGGTCGAGCACGTCAAGCCGCACGCCCAGGTCACCAGCCAACAAAACCCTCAGCCAAACGCAAACCAAATAAAACACGCAAGGATTTTTTGGATCAACATCAGCCCTTGCCCCCGCGCCCATCTCTCTCTTTATCCAAAGGAAAGGTCATTGAACGGAAAGGAAAAGGTCATGACTTGCCGCGAATTGAAACGGTCATTACCGATGCAGCCGGGAGTTACGGCCCGGAAGTTGCAGATTGGGCTGAGCGTATTCTCGGAGTGGAACTCATGCCGTGGCAACGGCATGTTCTCAACGGTCAGCTTGCCGTGGATGCTCAAGGGCAGTTCCTCAACCACGTATCGCTTGTCAGTGTCGCTCGACAAAACGGAAAGACCGTAGCGCTCAAGGCGCTGCTGGGCTGGTGGCTAACTCAGCACGCTACGCAGGTCGGCCCTCAAACCATCCTCACTACAGCGCACAGGCTTGACTTAGCCACAGCCCTATTTCAAGACCTTGCCCCGGTGATCGAAGCCAAGTTCGGTGTGAAGGCTGTGTGGGCGTATGGTCGTAACAGCATCAAGGTTGGTGATTCGCGTTGGTATGTCAAAGCAGCTAGGCCATCAAGCGGTCACGGTATGAGCGTTGACCTCATCATTGCTGACGAAGTGTTTGGCATTGATTCTGAGACACTTGACATTGGCCTACTGCCGACTCAGCGCGCGCGACCTAATCCGTTGTGCTCGATGTGGTCAACGGCAGGCACCGAGGACTCAATTGCGATGCTGCGCTGGCGTGAGCAGGGCATACGTGCCATTGACTCGGGTGAGGTCACGAATTCTGTGTACCTAGCGGAGTACAGCCCACCGCCTGAGCTTGACCCGATGAGTGAAGCTGCGTGGGAGTACGCCAACCCAGCACTCGGGCACACGCTTGACATCCGTACCGTCCAGGCTGAAGCAAAAGGCCCGAACCGTGCAGGCTTCCTGCGATCTAGCGTGAACCTATGGGTGCAATCAGAGCTGTCGTGGCTACAGCCGGGCAAGTGGGAGTCGTTGCGTACCGATTTGCCACCGTTGCCCGGTGGCGTGCTCGCCGTAGAAGTATCGCTCGACGATGGCAGGTACGTGGCGGTACGTGTGAACGCCAATACTGCTGGGATACTTTGTGCGACTGTCGCATTCATGTGCGAAACAGTGACACAAGTGTGGGATAACATTCGTGCCCAGTTGGCCTCCAACTCAGGCTTGCAAGTTGCTATCACGCCGACACTGGACACCAACTGCCCCTCCGATCTGCAACGTCGCAGGGTGCTGGTCGGCTATCAGGAAATAGGTCGCTACACGTCAATGGTCAAGAACCTCATCAATGAGGGCTGCGTCAATCACACTGGTGAGACGATGTTGGCTGAGCATGTTGGTCGTGCTGTTGCGGTCAAGACTCCTGGCGCTATTGCGTTGTCGTCACAGAAGTCGAGTGGCCCGATTGAGTTAGCCCGGTGTCTTGTGTGGGCTGTCGGTATGTGCGCAAAGCCGCGACCAATGGTGAACCGACCCATGATTGCATCGAGTGCCTAGACTGATGCCACGATGGCATTTTCACTGAAGCGCGCAGTCGCTAACAACACAAACGCACAGATAGGTGCAGCTGGCGCTGCTGGCAATCCGCTGGTCGGCAACTTCATGACCTATACGACCGACTTCAACAGGTCGGCTGCCATCCAGA